TTCAGTCCGTGATTTTTGAAGTAGTTGCGACCCCTGAGGGAGGGTATCTCCTGGAGGACGAACGGGCCGAAGAGCTTATTTTTGGTTATGAGCTGGTGGCGGAGTTGGGCCCCAGTTGCTAAAGTTATATAATAAGACGGATCCTCCGCCACCGCCCTCTCCGCCGCCGCAAAGTAGCCGCTCTCCGCGAGGGCCCTAAGTATCGGGCTTCGGATCGCCAGCAGGCAGGTTACCGCGTCTTCAATGTCCATCTCGACCACCCCAAAAGGAGGAGGAGGATAGAGCCCTCCGTCTCAGACCTCGGGCTCTCCCTCGGGGGCCGTATTCTCCTGGATGGTCTCCAGGACGGCCTCGATATCGCCGAGCTTTGCCATGATTTCCTCTAACAGAGTTTTGGACGGCTGAGCCATATCCCGGACCTCCTCAAGGCAATGCGTAGGCTTCGATCGTCCCGGCGAGATTGGAGTTGCTGGTGTCGGTGACGTCGAGGTGGATGGTCCCGTCGGCCTGGAGGTATCGAGCCGTCTCGATCGGGCCGAGGACGTACTCCTCGGTCGCTACGAGGTTGCCCCCGATCGCCAGGTCCCCAAGGTCCTTCCTGAAGGCGGGCCATGCGGTTCCCGCCTTGATGGCGATGTCCCCGCCCGTTCCCGTCCCCGCCGAGATATGGACGAGGATGAGGAGCCGCTTGAAGTTGGAGCCGGCGGCTATGACGTGATGGTTCCCCTTGTCGATCGCATCGGGCGTCTCCCTGGCTTTCCAGGTACCGTCGCACGCGTTTACCGTTATAGCAGATCTTCCCATTTTGGATCACCTCAGCTCGGAGCACAAGTCAGAACGCACAGGCAGCTCGGATCGATGACCTTCGCGCCGTAGCAGTGAAGGCCTCGGAGAGCGTCGGCGAAGAACTTCTCCGGCCTGTAGGCCTCGGTGTCGTTCACAGAGTCGGCAAAAGTGCAAGCCCGCGACGTTCCGGCGATCACCTTATAGTGGTCGCCGGCGGTGTTGGGGACGTTGTTGGACTGGAGGATGCTGAAGCCGAAGAGCTTAGCGATCTCGCCGTTCAGCATCACGCCTTCGACCCCGCTCCAAATCGGGTTAATCACGCTGTCCTCCTGGAGGAGCATTTTGGTGAGCCAGGGGGGGACGATCACGAACCGACCGGCGAAGGGGACGTTGGCCTCGTCCAGCTTTTGCTTGCATTCGAGGATCTCCTCGGTTACAAGGTCGGTGGAGCCGTCGAAGATCTTGTCGGACCCGTCAGCGCCTATGGCGTTGCCAGCCTGCGCCACCATTACAGAGGCGACATACTGGTCGGCCGCGTCAGCCAGCCGATACGCAGCGTCTCTCGTCGCCGATTCCATCAGAGGGACGTTCGTCTGAGCGGCGTCGATGTCGTCGATCCTGAAGTTGAAGTACTTCGCTTGGTCGATCTCGAGGACGGTGCTGGCGTCGTCGAGGTCCTCGGGGTCGCCGATCCCGGTGACCTTGTTGTAGTTGTCGATCGTTATCGGGCCGTGGGCGGTGATCCTCACCGTGTCGCCCTTCCCCTTGATGTCGCCCTCGTAGTCCCTGTTGATTACCCCAGCCTGACCATAGACCAGGCTCTTCTGAAGGTTCTGGAGGATTTGGGCGCTCCAGACCTCGCCTATAAAGTTGGTTAACGTCATGTCTCACTAACCCCCGTTAGTTGATTTTGCTCACACTCTTGAAAGACTCCCATCTTTCAACTGAGTCTTAATTTGATCCCAGTTCTCGGTGATTTCGTCAGGGCTCATCTTCTTGATATCGGCCCGAGTGAGCGGGCGCTTAGCCCCCGTCGGCGGGTTGGTCCCCGTCCCGACAGAGGGCCCCGGCCCCAGGCTCTCGGCGAGCCGAAGAGCGTCGGCCTCCAGCTCCTCGGGAGTAGCCCCCTCGATCCTGGAGGATAGAGCCTCAGGAAGACCCGCCTTCTTGGCGATCTCGGCCTTCTGAGCCTTCAGCTCGGAGTCTTTCGCCTTTCCATCCCTTTCGGCGATCTCCGCCTTCAAGGTCACATTTTCCGCCCTCAATTCAGCATGGGAGGCCCGCGTAGCCTCCAGCTCGGCCTTGATCTGATCGTAGTCGGCATATTTCGCCCTCTCCCTGGCGAGCCTCTCTTGTACGATCTTGTCAACGTCCTCTTGCGTAAATTTTTTCTCTTCGTCCGCCATAGCGTAACTAACCCCCCGGATTTTACGGTTCCGTAACCTGATTTTTCAGATGAACGTGATTCAGACGAATTGGTACGATTCGTCTCGTCTCTCCTCAGATATTTGGGCTGTCTCCCAGTCCAGATCTTCATCGGAGGCGTCGGGATCGAGTCTCGCAAGGGCGCTCCTCGTCGACGTGAGCCCCGCCGTCTTCCTGAGCTGCTCGATTTGGGCGGCCTCTAACCTATCCTCAGGAAGGGCGCTCCCCCATTCGATGGTAAGGTTCTGAAGCTCCCCGGCCCCCGGCCATCGGGAGATTGCCTCTAGCCTGGCGCATAGCCTCAGCGCCTCCAGGAGGGGCCGCTTTACACGCGCCCTCAGCCTCGCCACCTTCGCAAGAGTCGGGATGGCGAGCCTCTTGAGGGCCGAGCCACTCTCGGCGAGCCCGCTCTTCACGTCGCCGAGGAGGGCCGGCGAGATCTCGCCGATCGCCATAAGCTCGGCCTTGATCTCCTCGATCTGGCTGAAATTGTTCTGGAGAGAGGCATCCCATGTCAGGTACTGGGGCAATGGCCTCGTCCCCGTCTCGCCAACTTCCGAGACGATGTACCGACCGCCGCCGATGTCCAGCTCCTCAAAAATCGGGTTCCCCGTCCACGGGTTCATGAGGTAAGGCTCGTTTGTGTCAGGGTTGACCGAGAAATTCTCGATTGGTAGGACGATGTTCGGGTCTGCGAACTTGTCCAGGGTCCTCGAGGTTCGGATGAGCCTCTTCTCCAGCTCTCGGACGAGGCCCTCGATCCCGCCGTAGTCGTCGAGCCCGAAGACCCCGTCGGAGGAGAGGAGCCCCGACAGCGGGACCACGAGAAAGTCGTCGACGCCCGTCCGTACCTCCGACGGCATCCCCGAGTACCTCTCCAGGGCCGATATAGGCAGCTCCGAGGTGATCGCTGCCCCGGAGTCGAGCCTGAAGAGGCGGTTCTCGATCGAGCCGGGCTTGTGGATCTCCACCCTCAGGTATCCCCGCTGGATATGGTCTTCATACTGGCTAAAGTTATAACAGATGCAGTGGGCTTGGACGTCTCGGCCGTCGTCGGGACTCACGACCGGGAACCAGTACCGGGGATCTATCCTCTCGACGATCCCGCCCCGTCTCGGGTCGAATCGCACCTTCAGGACAGCGTTCCCAAATCGGAGGATGTCGGCGAAGAGGTCATAGACGAGGAGGTCGAGGTCGTTCGCCTCGGCGATCCTGTCCAGGACCGCCTGGTTATCGGCGAAGAGCCGTAGCGGGCTCGCCAGGTCGCATATGAGCGTGGTCGACCGCTTGAACCAGTTGGCCGTGATCTGGTCGAGATCGTCGTCTAGCGCCGTGAGCCCCGGAAAGGCCGCTTCGTGGTCGCCTTCGAAAAGCAAAGTGCATCGGTCGTAGCGGTCTATCCTCGCCTTCTCGTCGGTCGGAGGCCATCTCCGTCCCGGTTCCAAGAATGAAAAGTCTGTAAGAGTCATGATCCCCCACCCCTCTTGAAAATGAAATTAGCAGGATATCTTAAAGCGTCTATTAGGTCGTCTGATTCTTTTATTGGCTTGTCCTCGCCCCGTTCGGTCGCCTTCGGGTCCCACCTGTACCCCTCAATTTCTTCGATGAGTCGGGGACATGCCGGCCCCACGATCTTGAGGGCCCCGGTACTGAGGGCGCTCGATATGCGGCCGATCGAGTCCAGGACCGCGTTATCGGCGCCCCGGACCCGCTGGACTCCATCGCCCCGGAGCTGGAGGATGAGGGCCCTCGCCGAGGGGTCGACCACGATCGCCGACGGATATTTCCCCCCCAGGAAGTCCTGGAGGTCCTGGGAGAGCCTGGCGTTCGTCCTGTCGCTCTCCCTGTACTCGCCGAAAGCATACCAGCAGCCGCCCCACAGCCCGAGCTTCAAGAATGCCGTCGGATGGGTTTGGCCGTAGTCGATACCGACGACTAGCGACTTCATCGGGCCGTCGGGGATCGAGGGGACGACGTGGAGGGCCCGGTCGAAATGCGGGAATACAGCGCCCTCGGCCGCCACCCATTCGCCGAGGATGTACCTCTGGTAGAATAGGGAGGTCGGAGGGCCGAACTGGCGCTTGAGCTCCTCGACGTAGGCGGGATCGAGCCAGGGGTTATCCTCCAGCCTGAAATGCCAGCTCTTGAGGTCGAGGTCGTCCTCCCGGTCGAGCCACCTCTTTTTTAGGTAATGGCCGGGGCCGCCGGGGTTCGTCGTCAGGAAAAGCTGGGAGCCGGGCTCGGATAGACGAGAGATGAGCATGTTGAAGAAGCTCTCAGGGACGAGAGAGCCCTCATCGACGTAGGCTCCGCCGAGGGTGAGGCCT